TGAGGGAATTTGTGGTCAAAGTTTCAACAATGAGGTCTTTTCTAGCATTTATTACACGTTTGAGCTTACCGCCCATCCCGAGATCATCCATTAATCACCCTGTTCGTAATAAAAAAGCCCTTTCGTAGCGGCGCCAGTGCCACGAGTCTTGACTCTGCGTACCGACACTTTGAGCTGACCTTTGCTCACTTCACCGCCGTCTTTCATGCCTTTGGCAGTTTTCATCGCAATCGCAACGGCTTGCTTTTGAGGCTTGCCCTCGCCGCGTAGCATACTGATATTTTTGCTAATAGTTTTTTGGCTTTTACCTTTCTTGAGTGGCATCAGGATTCCTTCTTTGTGGTTTTCTTGGGAGCTTTTTTCTTGGCCGGAGCCTTCTTCGTAGCAGCCTTCTTCGCGGGAGCTTTCTTGGGTTCTGGCTTCGCTTCTACTTCTGGCTCTGGCTCTGCTTCTACGGGAGGTTCCTCTTTGACCTCTAGCGGAGGTGGAGGCTCTGTTCCGTTGATGGCGGCTTCTTTTGTGGCGATTCGGTGATCGCTGAGTCGTTTTTTTTCAGCGGCTTCGGCGGCTGCTTGTTCTGCCTCCTGCCTTTCTTTTTCTCGCGCTTCTCTTTTGCGAGATCTAAGAGCATCTCGCATGGCTTTCATAATACTGTTCATGAACTTCCCCTGTTCTGCATATCTAACAATTTCAATTCTGCTTGTTGGCTCAATCTCTGTCTAGCGACATCTAATTTATCGTCGGCTATTTCTTTCTGTGCCGACAACCTTTCTTTAGCTAGCTCGTTTTCCAAGAGCTTTTCCGCAAAGCGTTGCTCTTGCTTCGCCTCAAACTGAGCGTTGTCTGACTCAATCTCAGCGGCTCTCAAACCAAGCTCCTGCTGTCTGATCTGAACCAGCGGATCTGTCTCATCTCCCTGGCCGATACTGATCAAGAGTTCAGAGGTGAGTTGAGCTAGGATAGGAGCAGAGAACTGCTCCTGCATCATCTGAATCTGCGAACCAATTTGCTGTTGTTGCTCTGGAGGTAGCTGAGCCATCTGTCCTTGGAGCTGTTGTATTTGTTGCATCTGCTCTGGCGGCATTTGCGTTTGAGCAATCTCTGCTGCCAAAAACTGCAAGTGCTGCATAATGTGAGCGATGATCAAACCCTGTAGCGGTGGTGTATTTTTCACCAGCTCGGTCAGAAACAAAGATCTGTGCGCTTCAATATGAGCCGCATGATTTTGTCCCTCAAAAGCTTGTGCCGGTTGACCCATCAACAGTTGTGCGTTTTCCAGACCAGCGTCTAGCGGAGCTGGTGGTGGCGGCATTTGTGGGGGCTGCAACAGTTTCTCTACATCATCAACGCCAAGAGCCGCATACATCCTGCGATACGCCTCGTAGATTCCCATCGGGCCGTGTATCTCTGGATTACTTTGGACCATCGTCAACAGTTCTTGAGCCATCGTAATACGCTGGCTTTGGCTGAAGATGTTGGGATCACTTACAGGAACCACATCTACTCGGCCGTCGAAATCTTGATTCAAGACCTCTTGCATGCCGGTGCCGGTAGAGTACGGATACATCGGCGGCAGATATTCGGAGAATACTTTAGCCAGCAACTGAAACTCTACTCTTTGAGAATAGTGCAGTCGCTTATGTATAGCAGACATTACCTTGGTGCCACGCTCCAAGAGTGCCACTGTCGTTCCGACAGGCATCGCTTGGTTCATGTCACCAATCTGCATATCTGCAATTGAGGCGAAGCGTTGGCCACTTTGTACCAGCAAACCAAGCAATTGCATGAGCACGTTTGATGGCTCTTTGATTGGTAGCGGGATCAGGTTCTCTCGCAGAGATGAACCAGTCGTATCGATATCTCGGAACTCACCAGGTTGCAAAGGCTCAGACTCGTCTCTGATTCTCATGCCTCGGGCTTTGAATCCAGCCGGCAAGTTAGCCAGAGTTCCTGCATCTATAAGTTGTCTGAGGATTGAGGTAGAAGCTTTCGCCAAGCCACCTATCATGTGGCTCAAGCCTAGACCATAGAATCCTAGCCCAGGTAAAAACTTGTATTGAACGAAATAATTTATCTTGTTTTTCTGAGGATCTGCTTCTTGATAGTTTCTCCTGATGGATAAGACCTGGTTTGTGGTCTCATCGATCGTGACTATGTAAGGCAGCTTCAAGCCTGTTATCTGGCCAGCTTCGTCTTTGTCCTCAAAACCTGGTAGGTCCAGAATCGTATGCACTTCGTAAACTACATGATCTCGACTCTCCTTGTATCCAGGCTTGAGCCCCTCTATGTCATCAATCTGCTCTTCTATATCGTCGCGATCAAGAGAATAATTCTCTCCTTTCAGCTCCACATCGGCGTAGAAACCAGAGAGCTGCTGCTTTTTGATTTCATTCTTACTCATGTTTAATACATGAGTGACACGCTCCGCGCTGAATAAATCTGTGCTTTCGTATGGAACAATTAAATCTTCGGGGGCAATGAATTTACAGAGCGCCCGATTCATCGTGGTGTCGTAATAAACTTTCTTGAATGCACTGCCGGCCAGTGGCAGATAAAACAACAACATATCAAGCTCGGGATCGTATTCTTCCATCACGTTCATGAGATAAAAATTCATGAACTCTTGGACCCGTTCTGCTTGGTTCTCAATCTCTGGTGTGCGATTGCCTACGATTTCTGTCTTAACTGGACCTTTCGGTGGCAACAATTCTTTGTAAGCTTGAGCCTGAAACTGTGTGACTGCTTCAGCTAGGATCGGATGAATTACACCAGTGGAGCCCTCAAAAGGTTGGCTCCTGGTGTCATCAAACTTCATTCCCAGATATTTCAATCCATCAACGTAAGTTTTTTCCCACTCAGATCGAGACTCTTTGTCTCCTTTAATAGAAGAGATAACATCATTAGCCAAGCGACCTAAATCTGTCTTGTCGATAAACTGCACCAGGTTCGCGTTAAAATCAGTGACGGGCGCCTGGGCTACTTCATCTATTTCATCATCGACTAGAATATTCTCTTCAGTAACCAGTATTTCTACGGCCTCTCTTAACTGGTCCGCTCTGGTCGGCTCAACATCGACCTCTAGCGAGTTGCCCGTGATTGCCACATCGGGTGGGATGTCCTCAGTGCCTGGAGGTCTTTTCTCTACAGCCATTAGTAAAATACCGTCCTGTTGTGGTTCATCAGTTGTACCTCTTCTGGGTAGTCATCGTTCAGACTAACAAAGCCACCCTGTCTGAATCTCATCAGCGCCATCGTGGAGGAGTCGCAATAGTCATCGTGATCCCCGTATGGGAATGATGCCATTTCTTCGACCACTTCCTCCGCAAATGGTCTATCTGGAGCCCATACCATACCACTTTCAAATATAGGTGCTACCGAATTCATTCTAGCGATTTTGTCCTGACCGCGAGATGGCGTGTAAGCTGTTACCGGAATACCCATTCTTCTCAGCTCGTGAGTAAGCGGAGTGCCTGACGCTTTCGCCTCGATCAAGACACAATCTGGTTGCCAGTATTTGTATTCTTCCCAGGCCATTTTTTTCAGATCAGGAAAATCCAAACGCACCCTTTGAGCATCCAACAAAATTATTTGTTCAGGCCCGTCAGTTTGCGGCTGAAAGATTGCCCAGGTGGTGATTGCGGAATAGTCAGCGGTTTCTTTCTTACTAAAAGCCGTATCGTATGATTGAATCACATAAGAATATGGCGGTATGTCATCATCCTCCCATACTCTCCACCACTCTCTCTTGACGATTGAGCCTTCCTCGGCCGTGGGGTTTTGCATCCACTGGCTATTCCATTTGCCGATAGGTAGAGACGCTTTCACGCCGAGCAGCTCGTCTTTCTTCCAGAACTCTGGCCAGAGTGGCTCATCAGACTCTGGCATGATGGCAGGAAACTCTACGACATCCCACTGATCTGCATAATCGTCGCCCTGCTTTTTGAGTACCTTGCCGACCAAGTCTTTGGTACTCCATCGTGTCATGACTATGACAATGATGCCTCCAGGCTGAAGACGTTGTCGAGGACCGGATGTATACCAATCGTATATAGAATCCATAGCGGTAGGACTCAACGCATCTTGCTCAGAGACTGGGTCATCGATAATTAGAAGATCAGCACCTCGACCAGTGATAGCACCACCTACACCAGCGTAGAAAGATTCACCGCCTTGGTTTGTAGTCCAGCGACCGGCTGACTTGTTATCTGCTTCTAACTTGAGTTTCGGAAAAACCTCTTGGTATTCATCGGAGTCAATAATGTTTCTGACTCGACGGCCAAACCGTACAGCCAGCTCAGCCGTGTGAGTAGTCTGAATTATCTTGAGATTGCCTCGGAGCCCCATCATCCAGGCTGGGAAGTAGGTACTAGCAAACTCTGACTTGGTGTGCCTGGGGGGCAAACATACGATGAGTCTTTTTAGTTTGCCCTGCGCGATCTTATTGAACTTCTCACCGATGATGCGGTGGTGTCTGCCCTCTACAAAATCAGGCCACTGGCTTTTCACAAAAGATATGAAATCTTCCTGACAATCTTCTTGTTTCTCGAGAGCATTATACCGATTGAGCAGGGCCATCGCCTCTGCCTTATCGGCATCAGAGAGTATGTCAAAATCTTTGAGTGCTACCTCAGACATGTTCCCAGGGCTTGCCCTCGAACAATAGTGCTTCTGCTTCTCGGCGTCTGATCAAACCATCAAGAACCTCACCGCCGGCTCGATTCCATCTTTTAATTTGTTCTGGTACTCCGCTGTAGTTTCCTTCGTTCAAAACCTTCAAGAGGGTAGACTCTTTGAGGTTGCCTTCACCGAGATTAAACGTCCATGCAACCAAAGAATCGAATTGGTTTTGCTCTAGGTCTACATTAACCAACCGATCGACTGCCTCTTCAAAAACACCCAAGTCATCTTTCAGCATGCTCTCGGCTTCTTCTTGTGTACAGGTGTCTCCATCTTGGACACCTAACGTGTGTCCGTAACCGATCGTAAGTACACCGGCAGAACACTGGTAGCTGCTCAGCTCACAACCTTCAAATTTTTTTATAAGTGCGACTCCCTCTTCACTCGTTCTCATTTTCTTGCTCCTGTTCTGAATCGACACGGCGGTAATACTCAATGATGGATAAAACCTGTCGAATGTATCTAGTAACCTCTGCCATATTTTGAGAAAGGTTTTCATATCCCTTAGTGGTCAATCCGTAAAAAGCGTTTGTGGGTGCGTTACCTTCGCGTAAATCTTCAAGGTATTCTGACATTGTCTCGGGGGTAAGAACAGTCCACTCAACAGGCAAAGTGGCTACGGCATTTGGGAGTGGAGGATGATACCTCACGGGGTTTTTAGCGACCGTAACCACTTCGACTGCTTGGACTTTGGGAGAATCCGTTTGAGATGGTAACAGAGAACAACCGCTAAGAACTAGCAGGATCGGTAATAACTTCCAAGTTTTGCAAGACGCCTTTGGTGCCATTATTAATTATCTTCTCAATGAGCTTTGGTTTTCGCAATGAAAGCACATCCAAGTTGTGTTTGGCGAACTTTTTTCTGATCTCGTTGACCTCCTCTACAGCCTTGGCGTGTTCTTTGGAAAGCGTGGTGACTCGTTGCATCACTTCTTCCGTTCTTTTTTGTTGATCCAATAGATCTTGGTTTTGTTTGGCTACAGTCTTTTCGAGCAGCTCGGTATTCGCTTTAGCTTGCCGCACCTGAACCAACAGGTTTTCTTTCTCGGCTTCTGCTTTGTCGTAGTAGAGTTTGAAACCACCGAGAGTGAGTGCTAGAACGATTCCGAGCCCAGCACTGATTTGCCAGCTCAAGGCTTCTTGGCCATATACGCACTGGCGCCGAAATATAATCCAACGATAGATGCCTGACTCAAAAACAACATATCACTCAGGGCGGCTAAGGTGTCCAGGCGACTGTCTGGGACAAAAGGAGCAAGAGGCAAAAGAGCGAAAACACACATACTGATAACAGCAACCCAGGCCATCTTTCTTTGCGAGTCGGCTTTCTCTTCTTGAAGTTCAAGCTGTAGCATCTCCTGGTGTTTCGATAGCTCATCGTCTGTCACCACACCATCGCCATCTGTATCGTATTCAGAGTAACGAGATTTAGGCTCCAATTTTTTTGCGTTCATATCTCTCTTCCTTGAGTTCTTCGACCTGTTGCTGGAGCTTGCTGACAGTTTCTTCTAGTAATTCTATCTTGAGATCCTGTCGACTGTCAGCCGGTAATGAACCAAGCTCTCCCCTAGGCCACTTGATTCTAAATTCACTATTGGCTTCCACATCAACCTGTTGTAGGTCCATGTCATGTTCGAGGAAAGTAACCCGCTCTATTAGACCGAAATAAGCCCAGGCTGCAACGGCCGTTGCCGCTAACAGAGAAATCAGATTGGCAAGGGGTATGCGTATTGCTGTCCCTTCGTTGAGATCTAGGGAGTTATTTTTTGTCGCCATCCTTGCTTTGCTCTCTCGCGAACCATCCAGAGATCACACCAATAAAACCAACTATAGCGTTTTGAGCAAGGACAATGACGGAGTCATCGGGTGGCTTGTTTTCTCTGATACTAATGTAGAAGTCGCCAATGATAATGATGCCCAACAAAAGGAACAAACCGATAACCATCGTATAAACCATCTTCGCGCTGTTCATACTGTCACCAATATCCTTTGGCCACTCACTTTGGGGGTCGCTTCACTAAGCTGCCCGTTTTTGAAAACATAAGTCTTAGCATCGTAAAAAGTAGTAACCACTTCACTCTTCCGATTGGTTTCTTGTGCTTGCATCCGTTCTACTTCCACCTTTTGAATTTGGTGTTTCTGATTAGGTGGTTGTGCATGTACGCTGTTTGGGAACGGAGGTATGTCAGTCATCTTCCCTCTTAATAACTGGATCTCTAAAAATATATTTGCCTTTTCCTGCTTCACTTTGAGGAATCAACCTCACCTCGCAGTATGCATCAAACTTACTCGTCTTGCGACCAACCACATAGTTATGAATATGCGTAGACTGCATGACTAGTGCGTCACGATACTCCAGGCAGCTAGTTAATTCTTGAAATGCAAGCTCGACCCCAGTTTTGTTACCACCAGCATCTAACATCACCAAAATAAAAATCATGAGCGTCATATGCGTCTTTTCTTTTTGATTGCTTGCGTTTTCTCAGCTTGAGGTGCAACGAGCTCCCATGTGAGCACATCCACATCGACTTGATGTGCTGTACCTAATACTCTGGGCATTGAGTTTCTAACGTAGATCATCGCTCCATAACCGCACTGTTGATGGTTGAATCTCAACCATTTCATTGCGACCTGGTGGCGTTTTGCCGGCGGGTTAACGAGCTTAAGTTTGTTCCACTCTCTTAGGTCGCAGAACAGATTCGGATCCTCTGGATCGTATGCTAGTTTTTGCTTGCCTGTTGA